CCCAATGTTGTAAAATCGCTTCTAAGCCCAACAATCTGGCCATACATTGCTGTTATGCCATTTAATATATCGGTATCATCTATTGCTATCGGATATGCACCAGTGAATCCTTGTACTGAAAGCGTTGTCCCAACCGTGGCATTTATGGAAGCACCAACTATTGAAACTTTGAGAGAGTCGCCAGAAACTCCTATTCCCGTTCCGTTTGAACCAACTAGATGGGCGTAAATATAAGTTAGACCACTAGGACCCCAAACAGATATAGAATCAGTTGATTTTCCTATTGATCTTCCTCCGGTAATTTCTACCCTTGTTCCGCTTTGTGTTGCAACATAAACCGGAGAGCCGCTTACACCAACTGCATTAACAGTACCACTTACGGAAACGGCTCCCCCACCAGCTCCTTGGACTGTCATAGTACCAGTAAATCCAGATACCGTAGCAGTCAATCCCGTGGAAATTGTTACAGGCAGTGGAGCTGAACTGGAAACTACTGTTGCGGCTCCAGTAACGCCATATGCCAATTTTATCAATTGGAAGTGAGCTGTTACTCCTGCAAACTGTGCAACATCTGTTGCAACCGAAGCCGTTAAACCAGAAGTTTCAATAACAAGATTTTCGTTGTTGTCTACTGCCATGTTGTCCTCTAAATAGTTCTACAATATTTAGTTGTATTAAATTATTGATTTTTTATATTAAAAGGTTATAATACAGTCATGTATATAGACGAAGCAGCAAAAGAAAAATTTTCAAATAAGGTTTTAGAAAGAGTCTCTAAAACCTCCATGCCTTTTATGGATTGTATTTTAGAATTGGCAGAAGAGATGAATATAGAGCCATCCACGGCCGGAAAGCTGCTGTCTAAACCAATAATTGAAAAAATTGAAGAAGAAGCAAAAAAATTAAATTTTATAAAAAATAAATCAAAAAAAAGAAGACTACCAATTGACTAAAGCATTGTTTGTGCTACTATAACAACGAAAGGCCGAGGTAGATCCTCGGGAAATACATATGGCAAATTTTTCAGATTTTAAAAAGAAAAGCAAAAACTCAATCACGTCCCTCAATGAAAAGATGGAAAAGCTTACCGCAAAGGAAGGCTACAAGGATGATCGTATTTGGAAGCCTGGAATCGATAAGGCTGGAAACGGCTATGCCGTAATCCGGTTCCTTCCAGAAATTGAAGGCGAAGACAGTCCGTTTGTGGCACTCTATAGCCACGCTTTCAAGGGAAAGGCGGGATGGTTTTTTGAAAACTGTCCGACTACATTGGGAGAAAAGTGTCCTGTTTGTGAGGCAAACTCCGAACTATGGAATAGTGGTATCGAAGACGACAAGAACATCGCAAGAAACCGTAAGCGAAAACTTACCTACATTTCAAATATTTTGGTAATCGAAGATCCAGCAAATCCAGAAAACAAAGGAAAAAATTTCCTGTACCAATACGGAACCAAGATCTTTCAAAAGATTCAAGGTCTTGCTCATCCAGAATATCAGGATGAAGTTGCAGTTGATCCGTTCAACTTTTGGACTGGTGCAGACTTTAAGATCAAGATCAGAAATGTTGGTGGTTACGTAAATTATGACAGAAGCGAATTTTCATCTCCTGCTCCTTTGTTTGGTGGAGATGACAAAAAACTAGAGGAACTGTGGAAGAAGCAGTATTCTCTGAAATCATTCGTAGACAAGAGCCAGTTTAAGAGCTATGATGAACTCAAGGAACGTTTCAAGAAGTCCACTGGTGACGACATCAGAGCACAGTTCAATGCTGCAAAGAGCATTGAAGATGATGTCGAGGATTCTCCATCTGTGACAGAGGATGTGGAAGAAAAAGATCCTCTGAAATATTTTTCCGAAATGGAGAATGAATGAAAAAAGCCCCGCAAGGGGCTTTTTTTATGCCCATGATGGGCGTTTAGAAACTCTGTTAAGACGATCAACAAACATCAAATTTTTTGGTGTATTCGTAGGTCTTTCTTCAGTAACTTTGTCTGAATTGCTTTGTATGTTTTGTTTTGAATTTATGTTTCTTTGCATCGCCATCATTTGCTCAGACATTTTATTCATTTCTTTATACAGAGGATTTATATTGGTATTGAGTTGCGTCAATTCTTTTTGGCTTGATTCAGCCATTGAAATTGGTTTATTTGTATATGAATATGCATTCACCACACCGGACATCGGCCTCATCGGCTCTACTTGATTTGGATTTTTTTCTATCTCTTGTATTTGACCCAAAGATATTCTATCAAATTTTGCCGGTTCAAAAGATAATGAAATATTTTCAGTTTTTTCCGAACCGGTGCTTAAAAGATCATTGAAAGATGACTTTTCTGTTTCTATGTCTATTGAAAAATTATTTTCGTTTGTCATTGTATGCTCATGTAATTATTTTGTAAATTTTTGTTTTTTTGTTCTTCTATGTGTTCCAGCAATATGTTTATGTAAATGTCTCTTTCCCAGACGAACATGTTTTCGAGATCTTCCAGTGACCAGGAAAATGAATTTATTAATCTAAAATTTGATCTGTAGTAATCGGTAAGATCAAAATATCTTACCGCAAGATAAAAAAATCCAAGAGACCACTTACCTCCTTTTCACTTTCATCTTTCAATTTAAAACAATAAAACAATCTTGGTTGATTTGATAAAAATTCATCAAACTGAGGAACCACGTTCAAAGGCATATTTTCTATGAATTCTTTTATTTCGTCCGGAAGAAAAACACGAGCCTCATATATTTCTTTTTTTATTATGACTTTTTTTACCGCGGATTTTCTCAAATCAGATTGCTCAAAGGAATTCAATATCAGCAATTTTTTTATTGTCGGAATTTCCAGTTCTATCGATATTTCATTTCCAATGTTTATTATTTTGTTTTGTGTATTTGAATTTTTACATGAAATATCAGAAATATTCAAAGAATGTTTTTGATTTTCATAAACAACATTTATTACTTCATCGATGCTTTTTGACCTTATTTGCAAAAACAAATATTCGGCATCTGCAATGCAAAGAGAATCAATATCAACGTCTTTCGAATTGTTTTTCAAAAGCTCTACCATTGCAATCAATGCAAGTTTTTTATTGTTTTCTTGTAAAACTATGCTTAAATTTTTTGCATCTTTAACTTTGAATGGATTAAATTTGCAAATTTTCCCGGATACGGGCAAAACACATTCATATGTTGGAAAATAAGTTTTTAATTCTTCTGTCAAATTCATTTTTACACTCTTTCATATCTAAAATCTCTATAGTTAAAAGTAATTGCCACACTCATATATTTGTCTCTTTCCAAACTCGATAATTTTATAGGAAGAACTTCTGTTGGAAAAATTTCAGTAAATGTAAATCTTGTCTTTGGAACTCCATTCATATCCAAAAGATTTACTATTCCTCTGGTTGGAAGAACCACGCTATCATAATATTGAAGAACGAATGGTGTGGTAGTTGACCCAACGGAATAACCCCCACTGTATATTGAGTTCAACCAATCATTAAAAAACAACATTATCTTGTTGTCGCCCGTAACGGGAAAAGACATTACGAAACCATTTGCAAATCTTTGTCTTCTTGGAACAAGTCTTCCAACTCCATATCCGCTTAAATTGTCGGCAACGTGATCTATCGCTCTCTGCTGCAATAAAAATTCATCTGCAATGTATTCGGCATCCTGGTATCGTCTTGCTCCTTCCGGAACTTCAAAAAAATTCATAGAAAATCTGTTTACCCTTTGCACACCCTGATGCAGGTTGAAATAATTCTTTAAACTGTTTATGGTGTTGTCAAGGGGCATTTGAAAATAATTCTTTCTCTGTTAGTATTTTAAAAACAAAATTGTTCTTTTTGCAATAAATTTCTGCTGCCTTCCATTTTGAATGATTTACAGCCCAAATTAATTTATCTCTTTTTGTTGCGTTTTCTTTTAAATAAGTTTGTTTATTTGGCTTAACCTCAACCAACCAGTTTTCTATTCTATTGTCTGTTTTCAATTGTATCAAAAAATCTGGAATGTAATTTGCTAACTTATTTTTTACAGGGTGATTGTATGGTATTGCAATTCCTTCCGAAGACCATTTAAGCACACTATCGCTCAAATCACAGAATTTGCAGACAGATCTTTCCCATAAAGATCGACAGACTATTTTTTCTGGATCTCCTATGTATTTTTCTTTGTTCTGAGGTAAATACTTGGTTCTGTATGCCATCTAGAATATTTATTATTCTATACCGGTAGAATCGTCTCTTACAAATCTTATCACTCTGCTCATAAAAAATGAAGACCAACCTTGTTTAACGGTATTCCAAAGACATATCCTGTTTCCCGGCAGTGGAAAAAAGAAATTTACTCTTTCTTCCACGTTTGCCGGGTTGATGTATTTTTTATAAAGAGTTCCTATTATTTTGTCTGCTTGCCCATTTACTTTTAAATAATCTATCGTGCATATTCCATACATGCTTTCACGAATAAGTTCTGTTGGAGAAATGTGATCTGTTTTGTAGAATTTATTTTTAGTTATTATCGTCACGTCCATTTTATAATCAGTATACGGATCAAAGACATTTTCACTGTCGCCTGCTCTAGTCAAGAATTGAAAATTTTGATATGATCCATACCTTTGAAGTATGAAGCGCTCATATAATTTATCTTTTATGGAAAATTCATTGTATATGTTTTTTTGATAATCTGAGCCCCAATATTCTTCTCCGACACCGGATATTTTGTCTGACGGAGATGTTACCTCTTTAGCAAAATATTCATCCACACTGTCTATGAGAATGTTTTTTTCCGTCAGTGGGGTTTTTGCATCTATATCTTCATAGTTCTGCAAAGCAGATCCCTCAGCAGGATTTGGATTCTGCTGAGGGATCGGTGCTCTTTTTGGAAGTCTCATCTAAATCCAGTATTTGATGGTTTGAAATCCCCTAACAAATAGCTCCTGGGATCTTTAGAATTGCTTTGCTGGGAAATGAAGCTTACATTTTGATTTTGGCGCATATAAGTTTCAGACAGCACAGATGGTCTGTTTTTATATTTTTTCGCCAAATCTCTTATTGTATCTTCGAGTGATTTCATTTATTTCAATAGTATGAAGATGATGAGTTTGAACTTCTTATTGGAGATGGTGGACCATGTACATCTGGCGTCATTCCGGGCACAGCATGTATTGGTTGCTGGAATACGTCTGGGACGTTATCACCTTCTCCGGGTCTAGGTCTTCTCTGACCACCCGGGTAGTTAGGTTTATATTGTGGGCGATCTAACGGTCGTGTCCATTGTGGATCTAATGGTCTAACCGCAGGGCTTCGTGGACCCGGCATTAAAATTCCCTCTTGTGGAATTGGAACTGGTGTAGCTTCATGCCATGGGAGAAAATTCCATGGTGAAGGGGTATAGTCATAATCAAGGGAACCGGGGCTTTCACGATCAAAATCTTGTTCATCTGACGGAATTAAATTTCTACCGTAGAGGGGTCTAGCACCATATAAAGGTTCTTGTGCTTCTTTTAATTCTTTTTCTAAAGAATTTAATTGCGATTGAAGACGTTCCGATAAATTTTTATAATATTCTGTTAGGTAGTTCATAAAATTATTTATATAAATAATTCCATGAACAATTTTTCAGATCATCTCTTGTTTTCAAACAATATCTGGGACAATGCAAATTTTTTAAAACAAAAAGAATTGCATGAAGCGGGATTGAAGAAAGCCATGAAAACCGGAGACAAGGAACTTCTTGCAAAGGAAGGATTGAAGGCAGGAGAAAGGCGTGAAAGACTTCTTGCACGGGCTGGTCAGATGGGTAAAATTGCACAAGAAGCAGAAAAAAGACAAGGCCCATACAGCAGACAGCTTGGTTCTGCTTTACTGAACCAGCAATC